GTGCGTCCTTTCGTTTGCAGTTTGGTGGTGAGAAGCTCGACTGTACCCGTCTGGACGCGCCCGCCCTTTCCACGCTTGGAGCTGCCTAACCCATGGCCAAAACCCGCACCCCTCGCGTCGAGCTTCGCGGTCTTTGCAGCACCGAGCTGGCCACCGCCCTCGACGCCATCGCCATGAGCCGTGGCATGGACCGCAACACCTACGTGGTCGAGGTCTTGGAACGTGATGTGCGGCGCGTCTTGCATGAGGCCAGTGTCATCAATCGCGCCCTTCGAGGCAATCCGCTGCTTGAGGAAGTCGTAGGGACGTATCAATGAATACACCTGCGTTTTTTACCGCCCACAAAGTACGCATTTCTTGTGGATCAGCCAACCCAAAGGGCCCCAAGCCCACCAACATCGTGAGGTTCCCCAAATGACCGAAGCCGTGATGACCGCCCCCGAGCGCCCAGCCCAATCGCGCACTGATACCAATGGTCTCGGGCATTCGCGTGACGTGTGGCGAGGCCTGACCGCTGCCAAGCTGTCCAAGCGACAGCAGCAGGTGCTCGACGCCATGCGGGCCTTGAAGGCCGCCGGCACCAGCCGCGCCCACTACCTGGACGTCTGGCACCACCTGACCCGCCAAGGCGTCGAAATCATGCCCCAAACAGTCTGCAGCCGCATCGGTGAACTGATCACCGCTGGCCGCCTGCGTGAGGTGGTGGGCGTCACTGATACCGATGGCCGCAAAGGCCGCATCGTTGAGCTGGTTGCTCAGCAAACCAGCATTCAAGGGGCGGGTCTGTGAGCATTGCATTGATGACGTTGGCATGGAAGTCTGATATCGCATCTGGCCCCAAGATGGTCCTTTTGAGCCTGTGTGACAACGCGAATGACCAGGGTGAGTGCTACCCCAGCATTGCGACGATTGCAGAGCGCTGCAGCATGGGTGAGCGCACCGTTCAAAGGCACATCTCAGAACTGACAAAAATGAAAGCTGTCAGGGCTGTTGAGCGCACAGGTCGAAGCACGGTTTACCACATCAACCCCCGCCAATTTGGCACCCCCGCCAATTTGGCACCCCCGCCAGATTGTCACCCCACCCCCGCCAATTTGGCACCCCCACCCCCGCCAATTTGGCACCCCACCCCCGCCAATTTGGCACCCATAACCGTCAAGGAACCGTCATTAGAACCATCACTTAACCGAAATAAGACGCTGCCGCGTCCGGATGATGTTTCGGAGTCGGTGTGGTCTGACTTTTTGTTGATCAGGAAAACGAAAAAATCGGCATTGACCGAAACCGCCTTGGCAGGCATTCGCACCGAAGCCGACAAGGCGGGAATCACGATGGACCAAGCCCTAGCTATGTGCTGCACCCGTGGCTGGCAGTCGTTCAAGGCCGATTGGGTCAAGCCCGATGACAAAGCCGCTGGCAAGCCCGGCGCAAAGCCAAAGGTCTATCACGACATCTCAGGCATGGATTACACAAAAGGAGTCACCCATGATGGCCGTTTCTGAATCAACCGTGGTCGAAGAATCGCGCATGTGCGTGACTCACGGCGCATACACCGTCAAGTTGTTCACCATTGCTGGCAAGCCGGGGCACGGCATCACACGCTGCCCAATCTGCCAAAAAGAAGCCGAAGAGCGGCGCAAAAAACAAGACGAAGAGCAGCGTCTGCGCCAGATCGAGGCCAGCCGAATCGCCCGCCACGAACGCAGCCGCATTCCCCCGCGCTTCAAGACTCGCCGCTTCGACAACTACGTGGTCGAAAACGATGGCCAAGCCAAGGCGCTGAATATTTGCCGTTCCTATGCCGAAAGCTGGGCCAAGGTCAGCCAGGCGGGCACGGGCCTGATCTTTTCTGGCAAGGCGGGTGCTGGCAAGACCCACTTGGCCTGCAGCATTGCCTATGAGGTGATCCAGCAAGGCGGCGAGGTGCAGTTTGCCACCGTGGCCGAAGTCATGCGACAGATCAAAAGCTCTTTTGCCAAAGACTCAGACACCACCGAGCAAAAAGAGATCGACCACTTCAGCGGGATCCCGCTGCTGATCCTGGACGAAGTGGGCATGGATTACGGCACGGACTTCAACAAGGCGCTGATCTTTGAGATCCTGAATAACCGCTACGAAAACATGCTGCCCACGATCCTGTTGACCAATCTGGACGCATCCGCATTGGTCGAGTACATGGGCGAGCGCCTGGTGGACCGCATGCGTGAAGGCGGCGGCCGCATGGTGTCGTTCACATGGGACAGCTACCGCGCCAAAGCGGCAAAGGCCACAGCATGACCCGCGCCCACGCCATGCGCTGCCTGCTGCAGCACGGCCCCTTGACCATGCGCGAGATCATCACCATCACCGGCTGGCCCGCTATCAATGCGCGCAAAACCGTTGATGGCCTCAGCCGCTGGGGCCACGTCATTCGGGTCGACGGTAAATGGACGCTGTGATATGCACATCCTGCGAATCCTCAAAACAACAGCCGCTCAGTGGTCGTTACAACATGACCTGCATCCACTGCTGCGCCCGCTTGATCCGCTCAGCGCGGCCACTCAAAGGCGCACAACAAGCCATGTTCGCAGCCATTGCCAGGCACCAGGGCGCACCCTCACGCTCAGCGGTGCTGCAGGTCATCAAGCAACTGGACGCGCAGGGGTGACCGCATGAAGATCACCATCGACCACAACATCCTCGACCTGACCAAGGCCATGCTGGCCGCGCCCAGCCAGATCGGCTTTGCGCTCAAGCAAGCGGTCAACAACTCGGCCACCAAGGCCCGTGACGATGTGCGCGAACAAATGCGCACCAAGTTCAACCGACCGACCAACTATTTCCTCAACAGCCTGCGGGTGAAGTACGCCACCAGCAAAGAAGCACCCATTGCCGAAGTGTGGTTCAAGGACAAGAACTCAGTCGAAAGCGCTGACAGCATGGTCGGCCCTCACATCTTCGGTGGCGAGCGTCGCTTCAAGCCCATGGAAACCAGGCTGCAACGCGCTGGCCTGTTGCCGTCTGGCTGGCAAGTCGTGCCTGGTGCTGGTGCCAAGCTGGACGCCTTCGGCAACATGTCACGGGGAGAAATCAGCCTGATCCTGAACGTGCTGGGCACCTACAAAGAAGCGGGCTACAACAAGGCGAACGAAAAGACCCGCGCACGCTTGGCCAAGGGCAACATCAAAAAGAACGTCTACGGCTTCGAACTATGGGTCAACCCGGTCGGCGGCACCAAAGGCAAGCACTTGCCGCCTGGCGTCTACAAACGGGTCAAGACAGGCTTTGGCACCAGCCTCAAGCCCATGCTGATCTTCGTGAAGTCCACCAACTACCGAAAGCGCCTCGACTTCTACGCCATCGTCAACCAGTCGGTCAACCAGAACCTGCAACCCGAATTCGACGCCGCGTTCCTCAAAGCCGTCAACACGGCCATCTTCAAGCAGCAAGGGGCGCTGTTTTGATCAAGCCAAACAAAGAATCACTGATCGACGCGGACTACCTCAGAAGCGTGATTAAGTACGACCCAGAGACAGGCGCGCTGAGCTGGGCAAAGTCTTTCGGTAATGTCATTGAAGGCAGTGTTGCTGGATGCCTTAAAGGAAATGGATATTGGATCGTTGGACTGCGCGGAGAGAAGTACCTGGCTCACAGGCTGGCGTGGTTGTGGATGAACGGCGCTTGGCCGACAAATCAAATTGACCATATCAACGGAAACAAGCTGGACAACAGCATCAACAATTTGCGAGACGTTGTCCCACACGTCAACATGCAAAACCAAGATCACCTGAAGCGAGCAAACATAAGTGGAATCACTGGCGTCAGCTGGAAACAAAGCAAGGGTGGATGGTTCGCCAGCATAAGCGTCAAAGGAAAAAAGATTCGGCGCGGCCCATACAACACAAAAGAGCGAGCAACTCAAGCGAGAAACGAATTGAAGAGCAAGCACCACGTCGACTCTGCCCCACCCCCCGCCCCCGCCGTTGGTTCCCCCTGGGCGGGTGCGGGCAAGGGTAATTCGAACCACGGCCATTCACTGTTGCATGGTTTTCATAGAGGGGTTGACCCGACATGATGATTGATCTGCAAGTGCCTGCTGTGCAGACGGTGGTGGCCTCGGTGGTGGGTACTACCAAGCAAGCCATCAACGCCATGATCACCGAGGGCAAGCTGCCTGCTGATGAAAGCATGGGCGGGTTGATCTTGGCCTACTGCGGGCGGCTGCGTGAGCAAGCGGCTGGGCGGCTGGGTGACACGGCTGACGGCCTGGACCCGGCGCAAGAATCGGCGGCGCTCAAGCGGTCGCAGCGTGAGGGCCAAGAAATCAAAAACGCCTTGGCGCGTGGTGAGTACGCGCCGATCGGGCTGCTGTCTGAGGTGTTGGCCACGGCCAGCCAGTCGGTGGTGGAGCGCTTCGACCAGCTGCCCGCCGCCCTGCGCAAAACCTGCCCCGACTTGCCCGAGGCTGCGCGTGACCAGGTGATGAGCCTGCTGGCCAACGCCCGCAACGAGTGGGTGCGGGCCACGGCTGACCTGGTAGCCAAGAACCTTGCACCGGCTGACGATGCTGACTTTGAGCCAGAGGGCGAAGAATGAGCCGCCCCCCATCCGAAACCCTGCGGGCCGTGTTGGCGGCGATCACTTCGGGGCTGTCGCCGTTGCAGGCGGTGGTGCCGCAGACGCTGAGCAAGTGGGCCGAAGAAAACTTTTTCTTGTCGGCTGAGTCCAGCCACACGCAGGGGCGGTGGCAGGCTTACCCGTTCCAGCGGGGGTGGATGGATGCTTTCAGCAACGATGACATCGAGGAGGTGACGGTGCGCAAGGCCAAGCGGGTGGGGTACACCAAAACCCTGCTGGCCTTCATTGCCTACAACGCCGTGCATCGCCGCCGCAAGCAGGCGCTGTGGCAGCCCACCGACGATGACCGTGACAGCTTTGTCAAGTCCGAGGTCGACCCGATGCTGCGCGATGTGGACGCGATCAAGCCGGTGCTGCTGACGGGCAAAGAAGACACCATGAAGCTAAAGTCGTTCTTGGGCTCGGTGCTGCACATATTGGGCGGCAAGGCGGCGCGGGCTTACCGGCGCATCACCGTGGCCGTGGCCATGCTGGACGAAGCCGACGGCTTTGACCAAAAGATTGAGAAGTCGTCAGACCCTGTCACCTTGGCGCGTGGGCGCTTGGAGGGTGCGCCGTTCCCCAAGCTGATCGCGGGCAGCACGCCACGGGTCAAGGGCTTGAGCCATGTGGAATACCGCGAAGAGCACGCCGACGCGCGGGTGACCTACCACGTCACCTGCCCACACTGCGAGGCCGAGCACCCCATTTTGTGGGGCGGCAAAAAGGTGGACCACGGCTTCAGGTGGGACGGCGCGGACCCGTCCACCGTGCGCCATGTGTGCCCACATTGCCGGGGCACCATCACGCAGGCCGACTACCTGAAACTGTGGGAGCAAGGCGCGTGCTGGGTAAGCGAGTGCGGCGAATACCGCTATGGCCACGACGGCGTGTGGCGCAACGCCCACGGCGACAAGCGCAACGCCCCGCGCCATGTGGCCTTTCACATCTGGACGGCCTACAGCCCCCAGCGCGAATGGTCCGACATCGTGCGCGAGTTTTTGGAGGCCAGCACCAAAGCCAAGGCAGGCGAGACAGGCCCGCTTGAGGGTTTCGTCAATGAAACGCTGGGCGAGTGCTGGGAAGAAACGCTGGAAAAAGCCGACGAAAACGCCCTGGCCCTTCGTGCCGAAAGCTACAAACGCTTCACCGTGCCCTACGGCGGGCTGGTGTTGGTCACCGGGTGCGACGTGCAAGACAACCGTTTCGAGCTGGTGACCTGGGCGATTGGCAAGGGCGAGGAAATGTGGGCGGTCGACTACACCGTCATCCCCGCCAACCCCGCCGACGAACGCGAATGGGACAAGCTCGACACCTACCGCGAGACAGTTTTCAGCCACGCCAACGGGCGCGGCATGAAGATCGAAGCCATGGCCGTGGACACGGGTGGCCACTTCACGCACCAGGCGTACAACTATTGCCGCCTGCGCGAACGCCAGCGCGTGTTTGCCGTGCGCGGTGACCCGCAGCCTTCCAAAATGGTCAAGGGCAAAGCCACCATTCAGGATGTGAACTGGCGCGGCCAAGTGCTCAAGCGCGGCGTGCGCCTGTGGTACGTGGGCACCGACACCGCCAAAGACCTGGTTTATGGCCGCTTGATGGTCACCCAGCCCGGCGCGGGTTA